AGAATAAAGGTACTTGAAAGTGGTTAAAGTTAAAAATGTCCATTATTAGTAGAAATGTCAGGGGCACTCGTTCAACTTGTTTCTAGAGGTGCTCAAGATGTGTACATAATAAATCAAGAAAGTGGTACTTCTATCTTTCGAACAAAGTATACACGTCAAAAAAACTTTTCACAATCACCCAAGCTTATCAAAAAGAACTTAACTAGCTCGGATAATGTTATTACAATTCCTACTTACGGTGATCTTTTAGATGGTATTTGGTTGGAAGGTGAAGATTTACTCAATAAATTTAACGGTGCAAGATTTGATTTATATATCGGTGGTACGAAGGTTGATTCACAAACATATGATTATATGACAGGTATTTGGCAAAACTATCTCGCAGAAACTTATACAAAATCTCAAGAAATTAACAACGCTGTTTCAAGCTCAAATATTAATTTTTTACCACTTCACTTCTTTTTTTGTGACCATGATATGTTTTTACCACTTGTGGCTCTTCAGTATCATACTGTTGAAATAAAAGTTACTTTTGAAAACCAAACGGCTGCAGATGTTCGTGTTTGTGGAAGTTATATATTTCTAGATACAGATGAAAGAGAATATTTCGTAAATAATAAATTGGAATTTCTCATCACACAAGTCCAAAGAAATTCTTATCCAGATCCAAAAATTGATCTTTCTTACTTTAATCACCCAGTTAAGAGCCTATTTTTTGGTTTCCAGGCAAAAGAAAGAGTACTTTCAAATGATAAATTTACCTTTGATACAGCTGACATAATTCTTAATGGTTCACATCTCGTTGAAGACATGACACCTGTATATTTTCACACCGTCCAAAACTACAAATATTCTAAATACGGTATCATTCAGTATGATGAAATAGAAAAGGCCGCATTTTATACTCGATATTATGTCTATAACTTTTGCCGAAACGCTTCCACAAATACACCAAATGGTACATGTAACTTCAGTCGTCTCGATAGCGCGGAACTTGTTATAAAAAACCCAGTAAGAGGAACTAATAGAACAAATGACGAGATTGTCGTCTATGCAGTAAATTATAATGTAATTCGCATCCAGAATGGAATGGCTGGAATTTTATTCGGAAACTAATATATATGCCTTTCCTCGGTAACGCTGGGCAACTCACGCATATTTATGTCACCACCCTCGGTGAAAACAGTGGTAACGGTGACAAAAATGTGTCGATCGATGGTGCGGTTCAGGCAAGTGATTTCCAGGTGCAGGCTGGTTCAATCGCAAATATTTCTCCAACACTTCAGGCTGTAATGGAACAGGACGGAAGTTCAACCGTAACTATGCAACTTTCAAATCCCACAACAAGTCTCATCTGTTCCGGTGAAATTATTGCCAGTGGTGTGAGAGGAGATGGTTCCGGTCTTACAAATATTGCATCTAGTGGTATTGTTGGGCAATTTGGTTCTGCCAGTATAGGCGCTGGTGCTATTACAGAAATAAAATTGGGAACCAATGCAGTCACAACAAATAAGATTAATAGTTCAGCTGTGACAACCGATAAAATTGCCAATGGTTCTGTGACAGCCTCCAAATTGAGTAACAACGCCGTCACGGCGGACAAAATAAATGATTCAGCTGTGACTACAAGTAAAATTGCCGCCGGTTCTGTGACAGCCGATAAAATTGCCGCCGGTGCAGTCGGTACAGCTTTTATTGGCGACGAAAATGTAACAACAGCAAAACTTGCCAATGGTTCTGTGACAACCGCAAAACTTGATAATTTGGCGGTGACCGCAGCTAAATTAAATATAGACGCTGTAACTACTGATAAAATATACAATAAAGCTGTCACGGGGGCAAAAATAGCAGACTATACAATCAGTAATGTAAATATAGCTAATAACACAATCACAGCTGCACAAATAGCTGATAATATAATCACAGCTGCGCAAATAGCTAATAATACAATCAGTAATGTGGAAATAGCTAACAATACAATTACAGGTAATCAAATTTTGGATGCAAGTATACCTTTAACAAAATTGGAAAGTACAGAATTTACGCTTGGTTTGATTCAAGATAATGAAATTGCGGGTGCCAAACTTCAAAGACACACCATAACAGGTGGAAGTTCCGCACTCACTGGTAACTCTAGAAGTGAAATTGGTCTACTCACAATTCATAACGATAATATTAGAGAAAGTACTATCAATATATCAAAATTAGACCCTAGTGTAACGCTCGCGGCTGTGACTAACAAGGGTGCTACCACTGATGATATTATAAGTCTTACAAATCTTACAGATTCGTCTTCCACAACAACCGGCGCTCTCAAGGTATCTGGTGGTGTTGGTGTAGCCGGAAAAGTTTACGCTGGTTCGTTTCATGGTGGTACATTCCACGGAGATGGCTCGGCTCTTACCGGCATTTCTTCAACCCTTCAAGCTATCACGGAAGGTGGTGCGTCGTCTGATAGAGCGATCACTTTAACAAATGATACCATTTCTACTTCCTCGTCAACTGGTGCTCTCAAGGTGTCTGGTGGTGTGGGTATAACGGGAAATGTGTATGCCACTGAACAAATTCACGCTACATCGTTCCACGGAGATGGCTCAGGTCTTACCGGCATTTCTTCAACCCTTCAAGCCATTACAGAAGGCGGTGCGTCGTCTGATAGAGCGATCACTTTAACAAATGATACCAGTTCTACTTCGACATCAACTGGTGCTCTCACGGTGTCTGGTGGTGTGGGTATAACCGGAAATGTGTATGCCGGCACTTTCTATGGCAGTGGTGCGGGTCTTACAGGCATTTCTTCAACCCTTCAAGCTATCACGGAAGGTGGTGCGTCGTCTGATAGAGCGATCACTTTAACAAATGATACCAGTTCTACTTCGACATCAACTGGTGCTCTCACGGTGTCTGGTGGTGTGGGTATAACCGGAAATGTGTATGCCGGCACTTTCTATGGCAGTGGTGCGGGTCTTACAGGCATTGCTACAAGTTTACAAGCGATTACATCTGGTGCTGGTAATTCAACGAGTAATAAAATTTTAATTACCAATGGTACAAATACAACCGCTCCACTGACTGGTGCACTCCAAGTAACAAGCGGGGGTTTGTACGTTGCAAAAAATATATTAACCGATCAAAATCTCACTGTAAATGGCAATCTTTATGTAAACGGTTCTACACAAACTGTAAATTCAACAAGTTTGACAGTTTCCGATAGAATTATTTCAATTGGTGAAGGAAATGATAGCGGTTCTAAAGATGTTGGTATAATTTTTGGTAAACCAACGGCAAATGTAGCCTTTTTCTATGATATTTCCGATTCAAAATTGAAGATTGGCGCTACACAGAGTAGTTCATTATCTGATTCCATTACACTAGACAACACAGGTGTACCCGTTCTTGTAAATGGTACAATGACAGCTACGTCATTCTATGGCGATGGTTCTAATCTTACCGGTATTTCTGCAACGCTTCAAGCCATTACAGAGACACCCGGGGGTGGTACAACCGATCAACAAATTATTGTTACAAATACAACCGATACTTTGGGTGCATCATCTGGGGCAGTGCAAATATCCGGGGGTTTAGGTGTCGCAAAAAAGATTTATGCGGGTGGTGATATTACGGCATTCTCTGATAAAAGACATAAGACAAACATTACGAGGATTGAAAATGCTCTTGATAAAGTGTGTCAACTAAGTGGATATACATTTGATCACGACGGTGAGAGAAAAACTGGGGTCATCGCACAAGAAATCAAAGCAGTTCTTCCAGAAGCTGTGTATGGCTCCGAAGAGACGACATACTCTGTAGCATACGGTAACTTGGCGGGTATTATAATCGAGGCTATTAAGGAACTTCGAAATGAAATTCAAGAATTAAAACAATCTAACTAAATTTAAACTCTTTTTACCAAGTTTCATAAAACAAACTGGGTAAAAATAGATCTTTTTACTTTTCCATGGAATCGGCGACTGCCAAAATAAGGACGCCAATGATGAAAGCCATCACGGCGTAATTACATTCTGTTTCTTCTAAACCTCCCTTGGGCTTGGGAGTTTCCACGACGGCTACTTCCTGGCGCCGCACGGGAGGTTCTAAGTCCTCGAGTGGACAATAACCTATCATTATTATACTTTACCTAGAGATTAATTTCCGTCTTCTTCTTCCTGCGTGTTCTTTTTGGTTTGGCAGAATCAACATTAACTTCTTTCACTTCACCACCGGTTGATTCGCCAGAAATGGAAACAATGTCTGAGACATCATCGGCATCTTCGTCAACTTGTGGGTTTGATGCACTCATAGTAGTGTTCATTGGAGGTGGTGGTGGCATCATTATACCACCCATGAGACTGGAAATGTCAACACCCGGCCCCCGCATTTCGTATTGACCAGTACCACCAACTGGTGCATCAACCGCGGGTTCTTGAGGTGCACGTGTTGTGTTCTGAACCGCCGCCATCATATTCTTCACAAGGTCTGGGTTTTGTTTCAATACATCATTCATGTTTGGTAGAGCCGTCTTAAACATACTGTTTGTTAAGTGGAACATCATTGCCGAGCCACCCAACATCATGATGAGCTTGATTTCTGGGGCCACAGATACCTTCGAGCGATATTTCACGTAAAGCTCTTCAAATACTCCATCGTAGTCATCCACATTCTCCATGACCGATTCACTCCATCCTTCAAGTTGAATTTCGAATGGGTTGTATCTCTTGTTAAGGAACTCGAGACCAGTAACACACGCAATCAACATACGTCTGGAAAAACGAATAGATTGTTCGACATCTATACTATATGTAATTCTCTTAACTTCCGAACGAAGTTCTTCGACGTTTGAGTAAGCGTTAAGTCTCTTGTTTACATTAAATCCCTTCTTCTCTAGGCGAGCCAATTTGTTAAGAAGATCTGTTTTTTCTTCATCAACGGATGTATATCCCTTTGATGGTCTTTCGGCTTCTTCACTCATCATGGGTTCGTCGTCAAAAAATGCATCATCATCGTCTTCGCCATAATCGATTTCTTCGTTTATTTGTGATTGTACAGGGGCTGTTTGCTTACTTGGGTTTACAAACGCATCCATAGCCTCTTGTTGTGGTTGTGGTTGTGGTTTGTTTCTTCTTGGATCAACAGGACGACGCACAGGCTGAGGTTTTGGAATTGAAATTTCAATTTCATCCATCAGAGCCTGCTCATCTGCATCCAATTTCATAACATTCGTACCACCACGATCAATGACTATTTCTTCGTCCATCTACTCTCTAATAGGAAACTATTAAATTACCTTTAACGCACTTTAGAAAAATATATGTATATACTATAAATGTTTAAGTTCAACAGAGCTAACCGTAACGCCATCGTGTCAATTTTTGTTCTCATCGCAGTCATCGTTGTTCTCGCATCTACAAGAAGCAACTACCGTCCCAGACCAATCAAAATTAAGGCTCTCAATGAAAAATCTATTTTTGACCTCGAGCACAAATTGGAATGTGCTGCTGGACACACCAAGGAGGGTAGCACATATTCATTGAGCCTTACCCCAGGAGGTCTCTGTGGTGCTTCCAACCTTGTCAATGAACACGCCTCGTATGAAATTGAGGATGGAATTGGTGGATCTTTAATCTAAGCTAATATAAATGGCGTTGATCACTTCACCCACTGAGACTATTCCAGATCTCAACTACGAATATCACACGATCACTTTAGATACTATTGGCCAGGATAGTGCCAACACTTTTACTTGCCACCTCGAACAGCCAATTCGTAACGTTGTTCAGGCTAGACTTTTGGCGGCCCATATTCATTCCAACGCTTCCACGGAACACTGCTATGTTTCAATTGAAGAACTTGACACCAACTTTAATGACAGAGCTGTAAATGCTCTTGGTGGCCAGTCGTCTATGACAATTCTCAGAAACGCGTTTGCAAGTCTTATAACCGATGATTCTTCCCACGGAACAACAGATTCTCTCATTCTTTTCAAAGATAACTACCCAGTTGTTACCCAATACATTGATCCAATTAGTCGTATAGATCGTTTTAGAGTTACTATCAGGGACCAAGATGGCAACACCATCAAGAACCCAAGTGTTTCCGCAAATAACTTCCTAGTCATTCGTTTTGTGTGTAGAAAACCAAACTTGTAATTTTCTTATATTAAAGTAGTATACAATGTCTTCGGGTATTGTTCAGTTAGTGTGTATGGGAGCTCAGGATGAACACATCGTCGGTGATCCTGAGATTTCATTTTTCAACTCGACGTTTAAGAGACACTCAAATTTTTCACAATCCATTGAAAAACAAGTGATACACGGTGCCGTTAGAAACAATTCACTTTCTACAATTAAATTTGAGAGAAGTGGCGATCTTTTGGGCTATACGTATTTCACAATAGACAATGGTGCAGAAGCTCAAGATACTACCAATTGGGAAAGTTTAATTGAAAGTGTTCAACTTGTCATAGGTGGCCAAGTTATAGATGAACAAGATTCCGCCTTTTGTGAAAATATCGCAATTGATATGTTGGCACAGAATGTTACAAAAAGCTCGAATGGTCCACATCCAGGTGGTAACACCGCGAGTTCATTTTTCTACCCACTTCGTTTCTTTTTCTGTGAAGGACCACAATCTGCTATTCCATTGGTAGCTCTCCAATACCACGACGTAGAAATCAGAATTCGATGGGGATCATCGGCGGGTGGTTATAACTGGGAATGTTATTCAAATTATTATTATTTGGATAACGAAGAACGCGGTAATATCGCGTCTAGAAGTAATGATATGTTAATTTTCCAAGTACAAAAGAATATTGGATCCGGTGACAAAGTCCAAAATCTCAACTTTAATCACCCAGTAAAATTTATTGCGAGTTCAAATACAACGGGTAGCAGCCCACTTGCATCAACAACAAACAGAATTAAACTGAGTATAAATGGTGTTGATCTTACAACATATAGATGGTCTAGACCACATTATATGGACGTTTCTCATTATTATCACACTAACTATGTAACATCTCCAGACGTATTTATGCATTCATTTTGCCTAACTACAAGTTTAAATCAACCAACGGGATCACTCAATTTTAGTAGAATAGAAAACGCTAAAATATATAGTGAAAATGAAATATTAAATGATACAATTTATGCCGTAAACTATAATATTCTTAAAATAGAAAATGGTATGGCGGGTCTACTATATGCAAATTAAAATCAGGGATTATATAAATGGTGAAAGATATCGGTGTGACTCAACCCACCTATAAGGTGCGACTAGGTCGTCTTACCGAATGCTATCAGCCACATAACTCAATAGTATTGAATGCATCGAATGCTAAAATTGACAACATTGAACACAGTGGGTTTTACGCGGCGCCAATAAGAAGTGCTTATTCTTCTAATTTACTTGCGTATGACACTGCTACAAAAGAAATTGTCGACATCGGTGGTCATAAATTGAAGATTTCTTCATTGGAAGTAGAAAACCTCGATGTTGTGAATTCAAACACGGTTCATAATTACTATGTCGATAATCCCATTTTTGAAATAGCCAAGGGCAAACCACGTACTTCAGAAGACGTTGGCATCGTTATGCATCGCGCAGGTGGTAATGTAAACATTAAGTTTTCAGAAAAAGATAATCATCTCACGATAAACAAGGATTTGGCAATAGATGGCGTGGTCAAAGCTAAAATGTTTGAAGGTGATGCAGGTCTTCTTTCAAATGTCCAATTTAATTTTGAAGTTGGAGATACTTTTGAAAATCTTAATGTAACAAACGAACTTCGTGCAGATGGTAGTCATCTTACAAACATATCTATCGAACAATTGAAAGATCTCAAAGGTGCTTCACTGGATCTTGAAAATATATACATGGATGGTACATTACGGGTGAAAAAATCAATTTATTCACAATCCGATATTATTGCCCCATCTTTTGTGGGTGACGGTAGAAAATTAGATGGTATAGTTCTCAAAGAAGATTTTGATTCAACTACAAAAAGAATTAAAAATATTGAAAAAATATTACCAAATATTGAAAAAATTGAAAATGAAATAAAAAATGTTGCATCAAATATTCCAAATTTAGAACCAATTCAAAACAAAGTACAAGAAGTTGAAAATAGTATTCCAAGTCTTACACCACTTAATACAAGATTGGACACACTTGAAAAAAGTATCCGAAATACAAAACAAAGGGTGGATGATATTAAAATTGTAGAACCCGAAAAAGTTGATCTTTCTCAAATTGAACATAATATCAATCAGTTGAAAGAAGATGTAGAAAAAATCGATAAACTTGAAAAAAATGTTACTACAAAATTCTTGAAAGTACAAAGAAACATTGACAATATTCCTAAAGTACCAGATCTGACCGACCGCGTCACACAAATTGATTCAAATGTTCAAGAAACACTCAAAGAATTTGAAAAAAATATTAACATGATAAGTAAAAATAATTCAAGAAGTATAAATGTACTAGAAAAAAATTTAAGTAAAGACATTTTAAAAACACAAACAGAATTGCAAAATACAGAAAAAAGAATTCCAATTCTCGAATCGTACATCTCAAATGTTCATACAGTTGAAAATGATGTCGCAATTTTACAAGTGGAGCTTCCAGGAATTAGTAATCGCGTAAAAGCTTTGGAAGATTATAATCCACCACCACCCACACTCCAAAGTGTAACCGCGTGTGAAAGTAATACAGTGTGTAGTGTAACATTTGAAAATACACTCACCTCACTCTCAACATTTGGAAATATCGGGGTAGGTACAACTACCCCAACATCTAGACTATCCATACACAACAAACCAAATATAACTTCGGTTTTGGGTGAAGTTGATGCTATAAAAATTAATGAACTTGCCCAAATAAATGCATACACAAAAGCCAATGCGGGTGTCAGTTCGGGTAGACCAGGTGGAATTGTTTTCAAGACAAAGAGGCCAAATGGAGCCTTGGAAGATAGTATGACCGTGGATGGAAATGGCTCTGTCACAATTGGTTCAAGTGAAGCCCACAATTCTGCCGCACTTTCTATAAATTCTACAACGCGCGGTTTTTTACTTCCTCGTTTAACATCCGAACAAATTCAAAATATTAGAAAACCTGAACCAGGTCTCATGGTTTATGATACAGAAAAAGATGTATTTATGGGATACAAAAAAACGGGATGGATTGAACTTTGCTAAAATAAAATACAATAATATATAAATGGTGAAGAACTTAAATACCATTGAAAGATCCGAAAGGATCAGAATAGGTAAATATACACCTGATGAACAGGCGGTAAGTTCTATTATAATTAACGCCTCTTCGGAAATTTTGGAAGCAAATGTATCAGGTTTTCATGTGGCACCAATTCGTAGATCCAACATCACATCAAATGCGTTGGTATATGATGTGATAAACAAAGAAATTGTAGATTCCGGTAAGAGCGTTGACAAAGTTACATTACAAGAAGTTACATCTTACGGAAATACAACATCAAATACAGTAGAATTTTTAAACAATTCTACAAGCTTTGTAACATCTGGTCCAGTTGGTATAGCGAATACAAACCCCGTACACACACTCGACATAGGTTCAAATGTGTTCATTGACGACACCGGTTCAAATGTAATGGATCTTAGAGGTAACGTTTTTGTGTCCGATACATTATTTGTGGTGGGTAATTTAGAAGTATTAGGAGATACAACTTTGACATCACAACAAAATTTACTCATCGATGATTCTATTGTTGAACTTGGCAAGAATAATTATGATTCCCAAGCTGGATTTGATTTGGGTTTTGTAATGACACGTTCAACTGCACTGTCTAATGTAGGTATAGGTTACCGAGAAGCTCAAGATGAGTTTTTCATTGGATACACGGATAACAACGCATATGAACACTACATGACACCGAATAATGACAATAATGTTAAAGTTCATATCTATGGTTCATTGGTATCAGAGTCAAATGTTGGCGTAGCAAATATATCACCTATCCACACACTCGATGTGGGGTCAAATTTATACGTTGATGACACCGCATCTAATATTTTGGTTGTTCATGGAGATACAAAAATTGATGAAAAACTTTTTGCCAATAATATTTTAATTTCAAATGTTTTAGAAGTTTCTGGAAACTTAAATTCTTTATCCGAGTTGAATGTTACAGGTAATTTATATGCTTCATCAAACTTAGATGTATCAAAAGAACTGAATGTATATGGAAATGTATACGCGTATTCCAACGTTGATGTAACGAAAGAAGTTAATATATCCGGAAATGTATATGCTTCTTCAAATGTTAATGTGGAGAAAGATCTTAACATAACTGGAAATACATATGCCGATACAAATTTAACTGTTACCGGAGATATATATGCTTCCTCAAATATTGATGTCACGAAAGAACTAAATATCATAGGAAATGTATTTGCTTCTTCAAACATTGATGTATCCGGACAACTCAATGCACTTTCAAATGTTAATGTGTCAAAGGAACTAAATGTTTCTGGAAATGTATACGCATCTTCAAATGTCGATGTAGCGAAAGAACTCAATGTCACAGGAAATGTATATGCTTCCTCAAATGTTGACATAACCAACGCACTCAATGTAACCGGTCACATATTTGCATATTCAAATGTAATAGTGGCAAATGATTTGGCGGTGTCTAGAGATATTTATGCTTCAAACATAACTACAAGCAAAGATCTAACCGTAACCGCAAATGTTGAAGCACTTTCGAACATTAATGTAACAAAAGATCTCACTGTAAATGGTAATGTATTTGCAAATTCAAATGTTAGTGTAGTAAAAGATTTGGATATATCCGGTAATGTATATGCATTAAAAAATGTAAATGTTACAAAAGACTTGACTACAACTGGGAATATTCATGCAAATTCAAACTTATTTGTTATAAAGAGTGTTGACGTTTATGGTGATATCACCGCACATAATAACACCTTTGTATACAAAGATCTCACAGTGACCAAAGATATTATAGCATCTTCAAATGTTAACGTGACAAAAGATTTGAATGTCACCGGAAATGTGTATGCCGATTCAAATGTTAGTGTCGCAAAACAATTGGTTGTTTCTGGGAATGCGTATATGAATTCCAACACACACGTTTTAAAGAAACTTTTTGTAACTGACGACATAGAAGCAATTTCAGATATTAATGTCTCACAAGATGTCAATGTTTCCCGAGATGTATTTGTGACTGGTAATGTAACTGCGTCGTATTATTACGGAAGTGGTAATACACTTTCAAATATCACGTTAGAGCAAGTTACATCTTACGGAAATACGACATCAAATACAGTGTTTTTCAATAACCCGGACATTTCGGTAGTTACTTTGGGGGATATGGGGGTTGGTACAGATACTCCCGATTACAAACTTCATGTTGCGGGGAACATTGGTGCTGATACAGACATATACGCTGTGCGATACCATGGGGATGGTGGGTTACTTTCAAATGTGACACTCCAAGTTGTGACTGATAAGGGTAACACAACTTCAAATACGGTGCAATTTACAAATCCAACGACGGCGTTTACAACAGATTTAGTGTCAAATGTTGAAGTTAAGTTGGATCAATTGTCAAATGTCATTGTCACTGATCCACAATCCGACCATCTTCTCGTGTATGACGGTGAAAATTGGGTGAATGATTTCAACTTGCACAACTTTATCAAGATTCACAACCTTACAGGTTCAACTCTTCACAGAGGTAATGCAGTCTATATCGTTGATTCATTCAATAACAATGTAGCAAATGTTGCTTTGGCCAAGGCGGATTCCTCAGCGACTATGCCGGCTATTGGTCTCATACACGAAGATGTGGCTCCCGGAGAAGAAGGTGTCGCTGTGGCGTATGGTAAGGTGACCGGTATTAACACACTTGGGTTCACAGAAGGTCAAACCGTCTACGTGAGCAACACGAGTGCGGGTAATATCATGAACTCGAAACCATATGGTTTGGGTGACCAAATTCAAAACGTGGGTATTTGTATTAGGGTGCACCAAAATAACGGTGTCGTGTTTGTGACGGGTGTGGGTCGTTCCAATGATATTCCAAATGCACCCATTTCTTCGGCACCCAATTACGTGTACGTAAACGAAACCAATAATGATATGAAAAAGATTGCACCCGAAGACCTTCTCACAAAACTTCAAACCCTCGAACAAGTTGTAAATACCGGTAATACAGTGGCGAACACTATTAACCTCACAGGTCTTACGACAACTGGAAATATAAATGTGGGTAATGACATTTCAATCGGTGGTCTCACAATCGATTATTTACCAATGGTGGGTACAAACAACTACTTGGTAGATTCACCTATACGTAAGGATAATGGAAGTGTCGTGGTAGACTCTGACATTGAAATTACAGGTAATTTAAGCGTCACAGGTAATAGTTATGTGGTATCTTCAAATAATGTGATTATAGAAGATCGCATTTTAGGTCTCGCAAACAACAATCCAAGTCATGACTATGACGTCGGTATTATCATGGAACACCCGGGTCACAACATCGCACTCATCCATCACGGTGACGAAGATAGATTTTCTATGGGATACACCCAAAATACAGTGACAGCTCAACACGTATTACAAGACACAGGTAATGCATTCTTTTTGGACATTTTAGGAAACGTTCATGTACAAGATAATATTTATGTACAAAACAACATAACCGTGGGTGATACTGTATATGCTAGTTTTTTTACGGGTGATGGCGGTCTCTTGTCAAACTTAGCAACCAATTTTGAAGAAATTGTTATTAATGGAAACACCACATCAAATGTAGTAGAATTTAGAAATGCAACAAGTATTGTAACAACTGGGTTTGTTGGTATTTCAAATACTTCACCCAATCATGAACTTTCGGTCGGTTCAAATCTATACGTAGATGATACAGGTTCAAATATTCTACATGTTTCTGGGAATATATACGCAACAAGTTTTGTAGGTGATGGTTCTCAACTTGATAATATCGCGTCTAATCTTGAAGAAATTGTGAATAATGGGAATATTACAAGTGGGACACTGCAATTTATTAATCCGGATGTGGGTCTCGTAGCTACTGGTAACATACAAGCCAACTATTTCATTGGTGACGGTTCACAACTCGACAATATTGCATCTAATTTGGAAGAGATTGTGAATAATGGTAATATTGCCTCTAATACCGCGCAATTTATTAATCCGGATGTGGGTATCGTAGCCACCGGTAACATACAAGCGAATTATTTCATTGGTGATGGTTCACAACTCGACAATATTGCTTCCAATTTGGAAGAGATTGTGAATAATGGAAATATTGCCTCCAATACCGTGCAATTTATTAATCCAGATGTGGGTCTCGTAGCCACCGGTAACATACAAGCGAACTATTTCATTGGTGATGGTTCACAACTCGACAATATTGCTTCCAATTTGGAAGAGATTGTGAATAATGGAAATGTAACAAGTAGGACCGCAGAATTTAGAAATGCGACAAGTCTAGTCACTACCGGATTTGTTGGCGTTGGAAATACAACACCTGGACACAATCTCTCCGTAGGTTCAAATCTATACGTAGATGATACAGGTTCAAATATTCTACATGTTTCTGGAAATATATACGCAACAAGTTTTGTAGGTGACGGTTCACAACTTGATAACATTGCATCCAATTTGGAAGAGATTGTGAATAATGGCAATATTGCCTCCAATACCGTGCAATTTATTAATCCAGACGTAGGTATTGTAGCCACTGGTAACATACAAGCGAACTATTTCATTGGCGACGGTTCACAACTTGATAACATTACCTCCAATTTGGAAAAGACTGTGTTAAGTGGTAATGTCACAAGCCAAACAATTCAAATACAAAATGTAGTAAGTTTAATCACCACTGGATCGGTAGGTATATCTAATTTAAATCCCGGTCACGATCTTTCAGTTGGTTCAAATCTTTGGGTTGATGATACGGGATCTAATGTACTCACAGTTAATGGTAATATTTTAGCTACAAAAATGACACTTGACGCAATAGAACTTAGAGTGGGGGCGTATACACTTGATTATGTTACAGCTACCGGTAATACAACTTCACAAACAGTAGAATTTACTAACGAAAATGCTTTTGTTACAACTGGCAATGTTGGTATAGCAAATACTCTTGTAGAACACACACTTGATGTGGGATCAAATCTCTACGTGGACGACACGGGATTTTCGAATGTGTTGCACGTGAATGGAAATACATGGTCCAATGGAGTTTATACAAATAAACTGGGGGTTGCAAATCTTACACCCAATTATGATTTAAGTGTGGGATCAAACTTATACGTAGATGACGATGGTTCAAATGTCCTTGTTGTCTCCGGAAATGCTTCATTTGGAAGTACGATAACAGTGGGAGCCGTGGAAATTACAACGGCCTACACTCTTGAAGAAGTCACAGGTGAAGGTAACACTACATCAAATACCATACAATTTACAAATACAGACGTAGGTATCATTGCAAGTGGTGGTATCGTGACACACAGTGATGGATACGCATGTAAGAGATATTCGTATAGTAACGTAAACATACCAGTGGGATTTTCAAATATCGGTCTCACATTTAGCTCTAACGTATTTTTTGCAAAGGTAACCGCACAATTACTCCACGGAAATGAAGAAGTAAGTACCCTTGTATTTGATACCCAGGGAGGGACAAGGGATGGTACAACATCATCACTTGACATTGCCGTTGGTTCAAAATCCCTCTTTGGAAACACAAATACAAAACCATGGAGTTCCGTAGTTGATACAACACCCACCATGGTGATATTAGAGCCGAGTTCAGTGGGTTCATTTACATACGGGTGTGACCTATTTGTAGAATACATGTCATCAGCCTCAGATGGCAAATTAGAATCAATTAGTGTAGATGCAATCAATGTAAAATCTTTTGTATATTAATATTAATGGCGTCAACAAACATTCAAACTTTTCCTGGAAAAGTTGGTGTTTCTAACACGAACCCTGTACATACACTTGATATTGGCTCAAATGTATATATAGACGATACAGGCGCGAATAAACTTACGATTACCGGTAACATTCACGCGAGTGGTATAACTATTGATGGTGACATAACGGTCATAGATACACAAAATCTCTCTGTAAAAGATCCAATTATTCTATTAGCCTCTGAAAGTATTGGTACGACTGATACAGGTATCATTATGAAAAGAGCGGATGGGGATTCCAATGTGGCTGTTTTTTATGATGAAGGTATAGGTCTTAAAATAGGACATACATTTTCAGGTGCGGAAGACACAGAAATTACCGTGGACACAAACAACGCCCTTTCGACAAGTATTTACGGCCCCGTGACTATTGAAAATACCTCGACACAAGCCCTATCAGTTGATGGGGGTGCGAAAATAGATGGTGATTTCCAAGTTGGAGAAGTTGCAAACCTCTTTGTGGACACGACGACATCAAATGTGGGTATTGGCACGGCGGTACCAGCCTACGACTTAGATGTTGTTGGGAATGTACACGCCGACTACCTGATAGGTGATGGCTCGGCGATCTCTTCGATCCAATCTTCCAATGTGAGTGACTTTGCGTCGAATGTGACGAGGATTACGAACCTCGAGAGCGGAGACATGACCATCGATGGTGAAAAAACATTTAGTTCAAACCTCGAAGTAGGCACGGCCAACCTTTTTGTTGATACCCAAACTGGTGGGGTTGGTGTGGGGACGACTGCACCCGGGTACACTTTGGATGTTGTGGGTGACATTAACCTATCCGGTGGATTCTACCAAGGTGGTGCCCCTTTTGTGAGTTCCCTTTGGATAGATGGTGGAGATTCCCTGTATTACAGGTCGAATGTGGAAGTCGGTACAGCTAACCTTTTCGTCGATACAACAAAGGGTTACGTTGGCATCGGTACAACTACTCCCACTGTAGAATTGGATATCGTGGGAAATGTATACGTATCAAATAATATTTCTGGGAATTCACTAACATTAAACACCGTAAGTATATCTACAACAACAGGTCTCGATGAAGTTCTTAATGTGGGTAACACTAGCACGAACACAATTCAGATCACGAATATATCGGAATCAGTTTCTAACACTACAGGTGCTGTGGTTGTTTCGGGGGGTGTGGGCGTGGGTTCAAACTTATTTGTTGGCAAAGATTTAACGGTTTCTGGAACCATGACAATCAATGCGGTCTCATTGAGCACGACTACAAATTTCCAAGAAGTGACGAATGACGGAAATACGACGACCAATACCATAGAGTTCAATAACCCAACGACAAGTTTGGTGGCGAGTGGGAATGTGGAGGTAGGTACGGCGAACCTGTTTGTGGATACGACGACGGGTAATGTTGGGGTGGGGACGAGCTCTGCAGAAGATACACTTCACGTCGAAGGTGGTAATATTCTATTAAGCGATGACGGCGGCCGCATAAACGATATAATTTATGCAGAAACACCATCAGATCCGGCCTCGAATGGAAACGTTGTATTGCGTTATGATGGTGTTGGTAGTGGTGCTGCCAATAAATTTTACATCGGCTCACTTTATCCATCCTGGCCACAACCAGGTGAAGGTTTCACATATCAACCGTCAACCGGCAACGTCGGTATAGGGACGG